TATCGTTGACTAAATTCTTGAAACGAAAAACTTCTATGTCTCAAGAGTTGTCTTGCAATGTCTCTTGTTGTCTCAACTTCAATACATGCGGAGACCATTTCCAGTGGACTCCAATGCTTGTGTTTGATGAGGTATTTGATGAGTCTTTCTGAAGTTTCAGAATTGGCTTGATTGGAGGGATTAGAGACTCTTGCACAGTATGCAACAAGGTCTTGTAAGTTTGGTAGTTCGAATTCAAATTCATCTTGTTTACTCGGATCGATTGCTTGTTGTGAATAACTTATTAATTTTACGTTCATCTTAACTTCCATATGTTGAATTCGAGTAATGCTTTAGGACCAGAAAAAGTATTTTTATTTATTGTATCAAGTATTTCATCTTGAGTTTTATCTGCAAGAATCATTTCATTAATATCTTTTTCTTTGTATGATTTAGGCCAAATACAGACGCTTGCGCCTGCATCAATTGCATCTCCAATTTCTCTTACAATTTCTTTATTTCTAGGTTCATTGTCATAGATAAGAACTAACTTATCTTTGGGCAAATGATTTAGTGCATACTTTAAATTAGAGTTTCCAACTGCGACTGCATTTGGAAGAAACAAACTATCAATAGGTCCTTCAGTAACAAAAATAGTCTGTGATCTATCTATCCCATTCATATTGTAAATCATAGGCAAATCATCTTTTATTTTTACTACAAGATATCTTTGTTTTTCACCACGCAATGCACGGCAAGAAAGTCCAACTAGTTCGCCTTCACTATCATAAAAAGGTAATACAAGTCTAGGCTCATTCGTTACAATTTTATCATCATAGTTTGGTGAAAATAACTTTAACTTTTGAACATCTTCAACATAGTATAAAGTCTTTAATTTATCATTTGGGATTTTTCTAGAAAGTGCGTAAACAAGGGATTCATGATTCTCATTAAATTTAATTATCGCAGTCAATACGCCTTTGAAGTTATCGGACTTATTACTACCGAATACGACAGGCTTAAAAATGAATCCGTGTTCTTTGTGTGCTTTGCGACCCGTGTCACCTTCTTTGTATCGCTCTAAACAATACTCTTTATATAAATTGGGATCAATTGCTTTGACAAGATTTCCGAGTGACATACTAGCCGAGCAATTGTGGCACTTGTAGAACAGCCCACCTTTTTTGGCGAAAATATAACCCCTCGCTTTGTTACGATTCGTTTGTGAATCTCCACAAATGGGGCATCGAAAATTGTAAGTGTAATCGTCTTTACGAACGAATTTGTCCAGACGGACGGAGAGTGTACCAACGTACTTTTGATCAACCCAAATACTCATAAATGTTTCTCATAATATACAAAATGTCACGTAATGTACATTATAGCGTACATTGCGTGAGAAGTCAAGTTAACCGAAAATCTTTGATATATGTTCGATTTTAATATTGGATAATATCCATGCAAGAACTACGATGGCACCAGCGGCCATCCATTTCCATTCCATAATTTTACGCAATTCGTTATCTTCTTTACGATTGTGTTGCTGAATTTCTTCACGTAATGCTTTAATCTCATCCATAATTCTACGCTCAGTTAATTCAACTTTATCGGATACATCACGACTGATTGTGGTAATTCTAGAATGTAATTCTTTGATATCTGCGTTTGTATCCGATTTTCTTTTTTCCATATCGTTATAGATTTGATTAATCATTCGGTCGTGGTTATCCACCAGTTTATCTATAACTGAGTCCATTTTACCACAAAGTTGTGTGATTGTCAAGACTTGATTCTTTAACACCTCAACATCAACTTTTAATTCTACTAGTTCACTCATTTCGTTATAGACTCGTAAATTGTTTTTTGGCTTTCGTACCATTCGATCCAAGCGGTATTTCTGACTGCACATTCGTTGTACGCTGTGTAGTTTTGAGTTATTGTTTTCGAAACATCACTTAGTTTTGGAGAATCCTCAAGCATTTTTAATGGCGGACATTTTTCAGTTAGTTTTTGCGGTACAGCAGGAAAACGCTGTGTCACGGGAACGACAGTTGAACACCCTGTTAATATAATAAGCAATAATGGTGCAAGATATTTCATTCCGGAACCTTTGCGGCATCATTGTGTGCTTGAATAAATTCTTTAGGAATTTCACACGCACCACCAGGAGCAAATATAGTATCATACTTAACAACTTCACGATCAATATATTTTATAACTTCTGCACCTTGCACTTTTACGACCTCTATTTTTTTGACAACTTTTTCTACAATTTTAATATTTTCTTTAGCAGATTCAACTTCTGCTTTAGCAACTTTTGCCTCAACTTCTTTTACTTTCTTCATCCATGCATTATTGTCTGCTATAGCGCCAAGCATGTATGTACCAAAACATAATGCAATAACAGATAACAACTGAATTGGGATTCTATATGTTGATAAAAATGGAATAAATTTTAAAGCATATGTCGCAAGCAGTCCGAGAAATCCTCCGAAGAAGATTACACCGAAAACCCAATTAGGTAACCATTCTAAAATCCACATGATTATTCTTTATTTGCGAATAGCGAACGTACTTTTGCTTCGAGTAGTTTAGCCCATACAGGTTGTGGAAAGTGCCAACCAACAAATGCACCGATTAAAATCCAAAAAATTGTTTCTAACATTTCATTTCCTTTCGAATTGTTCTGTAAACATTCCGCTACGCCCATAGCGTAAGAATGTCATAGCACCAGTCTTATCGTCTTGCAGAATGATTGGACGCTTCGGATACTTTCTTCCGTATTGTCTAATTGCATCGCCAACTTCATCCGTACCAACATACTTCTCATACTTAAGATATTTTTTCTTACCCAATCGTGCTTTGTTGATTCGTTCTGTATCAACAACAAACACATGATTCTTTCCAAAGCGTCTTAAGAATGCGGCTTGTGCGCCTTTACCCATTGGGGGGTCACCAGTAGTGCCTGCAATGTTTCCACCACCAACTGCATTTGCTGGTGCGTCCTCATTCTTTGTTTTTCCTTGACAATGCGCTTTTTGTGAAAATCCTTTTGGATTGTTGCAATCAATACTACTTTTATATTTTTGCGACCATTTCTCATTTATAAGTTCTGAATTATTATAATAGTTTATAAAATTCTCTTCAAGTGTCTCTTCAGTTATATTCTTTTCTTCTTTAACAAGATACAATGCGGCCGCATAGTTTGCAAGTCTAGTTTTACCAAATGGTAATTTCTCTAAAACTTTTTTCAGTTTCAAAATTAATAGGTCAAATTTAGTGAACGAATTGTCTTGATCAATTGATCTCTTCTCTTGTGGAACGACAACATTACCCTCTGCATCAATGACACCAGTGGTGTATGCATCCCATTCAGTATATGGTGTAGTGAATAGTCTAAGTATTCTATACACCAAATATAAATCTACTAAATTTGCCATTAAATCTTCTTTTTTAATTCGTTATACAAACCTAAATCTAGGTAGTCTAAATTTTCAGCATCGATATATTTTAGAAAGAGTAAAAATGCATTTAATATATCGTGATTGTGTTCATCAACTTTATACTGTAGCATGTTGACAGTTGCCTCTACTCCAAAAACATTTGAAAGAGAGATGATGTGATTAAGTATCAATCGCTCTTTCAGTTCTTTCTTATCTGCGTATTTGTTTATAAGTCTCTTAATGTACTTGATTGTTTTTAGATCATCAAGAAACTCTAGAACAGATATGCAATTTGGATTAAAATAATGACTTACTGCATACTCATCAAAATTGTCATCATTTAATAATATAGACATTTTTAGAAGGTACTCAACGATACTCTCTTAATGTGTGTTGCGTTAGCGGCAATGTAAAGATAGTTTGCATCCCACGTAATTGTACCTACACCCCAACCGACAGCAGTATTGTTACTGCTTGCTGGTGTTTGAGTTGTGCGAATACGAATTGCATCAGAATTGATATCAAGTGCTTCTGTTGGAGCATTTGTCATAATACCGATTGCATCAGCAGATGCATCAACATAAAACATGTTTGTTTGATTATCTGACGCAATCTTAGTGTCGGAATCTGCACCAGTACTATTAATGCTAACGCCTTTAGTGATCGTTACATTATTTGATGTAGTGAGGGTGAAGTTGTTTGCTGTTAACGATGTATCGGCAGTTGACGTTAGGTTAATAGTGGTTACACTTAGACCTGATGTTTTACCGAATAAATCTTCAACTGTAATTTTTTTGCTGATTGGTGATCCTAATGCATCATCGATGATTAGAAGTAAATCATTATTTGCTGGTGCAGTCAATGCTGTTAACTGCGTGACTTTTTTATCTGCCATTTCTTTTCCTTAATATAAACCCAATTGAATGGGAATGCTAATTCCGGGACTCGGACCAAAAGGGGCGATGGTTTTACCCATCACCCCATATAAGATTAAACTGTTGTCAATGTTGCGTTTGAAGTTACAACGTTTGCTGAAATACTTGGGCCAGACATTGTGCAACGGAATATTGCGTTGGAAAGTCCACCGCCACCAGCCGCAATCGTATTGTTTGCAATATTCAATGTTGCTGTATTTGAATTTGTGTATGTGCCAGTGTCTGTCAAGTTTACAAATGCTGAACTTGTGTTTGCGGCACGTTGCCATCTGTAATTCAAAGTATTTGCGGCTGGATAGATTATTGCACTAACCGTAAATGTAACAGCACTATTATTAGCGGCGCTACTATTACTTGGTTGTGTCAATATTCTAATAACGCTATCGCCAAATACTGTATCTTCAGCATCACCAGTAATACTGCTCATTGAAATTAAATTTTCAGATTTTCTACGGGCATTGCCGTGCATGTCTGTGTATGTGTATGCTAGTGTCCAACCTGCTTCACCTTGTGCGCCAGGACCCGCTTCGTTAGCATCAACACCAAAAAGTAATGTTGTGTTTGCTTGCTGTGAACTTTGAACAGTTGCACTATTAGCGGCTAACCACTTTGGTGTGTCTTGTCCTGTAACACTTCCTGCAACGTTAGCCGCAGTCCATGCTGGTTCAAAAGTCAATACTGTATTGCTTGTGATTCCAACAATTTTGCGTCTTGTTCCAGCAAGAACAAATGTGTCACCAACTTCAACTTCTGTTGTAAAAACAGTTGATGTGCCTGTTAGTGTTGTAGTATTAACAGTACTGTTTGCAAATGCAGTTCCTGTTAGGTTAAATGTATCTCTGCTTCCCCATAGTGCCATGGTGTTCTCCTTTAATATCCTAGTTTTCTTAATTGTGAAATAGTGTTCATACTATTTATATGTCTTATTCCAATTCCTCCTGCTGAAACCCATTCTTTGATGTTTTTTTCGTAATCATCAATCAAAAGATTTGGTTTTCCTTCATTTGTGACTGCAAATTTTCGCTTATTTTCCCTAGGAACAAGGTAAATATGCTCAACTGTGCCCAAATGTTTTCTGACCCATTCAATCTTTTCGGGTTTGCATGAAGCCATGCGCTTTGATGGTGTAGATAATATGTATGGATTATAAGATTTTATATATCTCCACAACATCATAGCATCAGGCATCGGTTCTAGATTAGCCCAAAATTTTGGCACCTTACTGAGTGCTTCCCATTTTAAATCTTTTTCTGTGTGCTGAAAAGTCTCTAGTCCTTGTGCGGTTAGTACTTTGTTAGCACCACCCATAAAGTTGACTAGAACTTGATCCATATCACAATAGATTTGCGGTAGTTCGTTCATTTATTTTACTTGATTCAATTCTGGATTAATCGTAACTGGTTCTTGTTTACCAGAAAGTTTGTCGCCTTGTTTGATTGACTTCTTTTTATCATTTGCTGTAGTTTCTTTATTATCTTTTGATTCATTTTTAATCATTTTTTTTCTAGCAAATAATGCGGCAATCTTTGCACGTTTGGCGGCCGCTTCTTTATCGTGTGGCTTGTTGCTTGGCTTAACATTCTTGTCGTATGCATCACTCTCTTCCATGTCTTTTGGCTTCTTACCTGCTTTTTTCATAGCAATAGCGATAGCCGCTTGCTGTGCAGGTGAAGATGCTTCTTCCACAGATTCAATGTACATGTTCAACTCATACTTTTGATTGTCCATGTTGTACACTTGCATTTGCAATTTTTTCTTAGATGGTTTGCCATCTTTCATCAAATTGATTGAGAATGAATTTGTTTTACCAGATGATGGCTTCTTAGGACCAGTTGCAACTTTATCGTGCCAGTCATCCATGTCTACTTCAAAGCCACGCTTCTCTGCTTGTTTGATAGCAGTTTGTACTGCTGAAGAATAGTCTTTATGATAAATTTCATAGTCAGACTTTGCTTCATCCATACGACCAGTTGACGCCATTCTTTCTTTGCGTCTTTGTGCGGCAAAGTCAGCACCTTGTGGTTGTTTCTTTTTGCTACGTAGTTGTGCTAAGTCCGAACCATCAATCTTACCATTATTGTTTTTATCAAGTGCTTTTTGTTTTGCTGATAATTCTTCACCACGCAACTTTGCTAAATCAGAACCATCAATCTTGCCGTTCTTGTTCTTATCAAGTTCTTTTTGTTTTGGTGACAACTCTTCAGTTTTCTGCTTTGCATCATTGCCAAATTGTTTTCTAGTCGCCTTCATAATGCCAGAGAAACGTTTGTTGCCTGTTTTTGTGTCACCTGCTTTATCGGCAGCCGTTGCGGCTTCGCCTGCTTTCTTTTTGTAGTCTCCAAGTTTTTCATTAGACAATTCGGCAATTCGAACGTCTTCTTTTTTATATAACTTAGTGTCTACTCTACGATTTTGATTTGCACCTTTTTTGGCTGGTGCTTTATCTTTAGGATGAATTTCTGGTTTGTTATCATCGTCATGTCCTGAATATCCAGCGGCAGCCGATTTCTCTGAACCATATGTACCTTTGTGAACATAACGCCCACCTTTGTCTGACATATATTCTTTAATGCTTCTACCTTCATTTGTAGGTTTACGGCGTGCAACACGATTCTGTGCAAGTTTAGAAACAAATTTAACACCAGCATTTGCAAGTGTCTCTAAAGATTTTGCATCTAGTTTGTCAAGCATAGCAATCAACTTTTTGTATGCATCACCAGATGGATCGATTGTATTGATCTTAGAGTACTCTGCCTTTAATGCGGCAATTTGAGATGCGCTAAACGATTCTGTCATATCTGCTTCCTCTTTAACTTTAACTGCGGATTTTTTCTTTTGCAAAGCAATACGTTCTTTTTCTTGCTTCAACCTTAATTCTGCGGCTTGAAGATTTAACTTCGCACGTTTCTGTTGATTTTGTGTATCTTTAATAGAAGTGCCAGACCCAACTTCTGCTTCTGTTACACTTTTAAATTTATCTAATAATCTCATTCTTGTCTCCGTTTAATCTAAATCGCTTACGCTTTTGTCTGAACGCCACATTTGGCAAGACCAGTAGTTTGCTTTCCATTTTGGTCCAGGATTGTCGCAACCGTGTCTAGCACGATAACTCTTTAATCTCTCAGGATCATCACGTTTGATTTCCATATTGGGATCACCAAAACGAACAACAACAACTTTACCATTTGGTCCCATAGTGTAGACACCAAACTTCTTTGGACCATCAGGTGTTCTGAATGGATCATTCATCTTAACAGTTTTACCTTGATATTCTGCTTCGTTGACAACTTGTTCCCAATCAACTTCTTCTGATACTTCTTCGCTAACAGGAACACAATTTGGAACACTCTTACCATTTTTCATTTTTGTTCCAACTTGCTTGTATCCATCCCAACATGTACTGCCGTCCGAACCTTCTTCTATGCAATCATCACAACATGCATCTTCTTTTTGATGATCTGCAAGTTGAACGTCTGTTGGTTGACCAGGAGTGTCTGCGGCATACTTTTGACGCAATGCATCCGTACCCCACTCTAATGCTTCAGCAAATTTAGAAAACTGTTCATTCGCTCTCACTTTAGATGCTAAGTCGCTATCTGCTTTGCCCCAAGTGCCAGAACCTTTTGTAATAAATGAATTGACTCTAGCGAATGCCCATTGTTGTGGTGTTGTTCCAGGACGATGCCCACCTTGCCAAGCGGCCATACCACGATCATAAACTTTCTTTAGAATACCATATGCAATACCAGACTTTTCTGATTTCTTTTTAAGTCCTTCAATCTCTTCTAAGAGTGGCTTAAACTCCTCATAGTATTGACCAAAATCTTCTGCTCCCACGCCATCAAGATAGTCATCAAGTTCACCACTATACTCACCATCGTCTTCTTCCCCATCATCAGAATATTCGTCTTCGAATTCTAGATAATCATAGACAGTCGAAATATAATCTGATGCTTTTGTGATTTTAGAGAGAACCCATTGCTCTGGTTCTTCATCCATCATATCTAACTTTTCAATTAAATCTTGTGCATCTTCTACAATGTTTGCAAGTTCGATTTGAGCCATGCTGATACCATCCGACTCTGGTGCATCATCATACTCATCTCCGTAATCATCATAGTCTTCGCCCATCAATTTCATACCAGTTACATCTTGAATTAACTTCCAAGCGGCAGTTTGATTTTTATCGGCAATCAGTTTTTTAAGTTTTTCTTTTTGATCTTTTGTTGCAACTTCAAAGAACTTCATCATTTCCATCATACCAATGTTGCCTTTGTATGCGGCTTCATAGACGGATTCTCTTTGCAATTGTGTCTTTGTCATTCTAAACAATGCATCATTTGACGTTACCATGTCAAGTAAAGTTGTCAACAAATCATTTGTTGCATTGCGTTCAGTTGGACTTAATGTGTCACCAGACTTTAATTTTTCAACTGAACGTTTGATAACTGTTAGTAATGCTTTGTCTGCTAGACCCATGCGAACCAATTGGTCTAGCCTAGACATTTCTTTTTTATCAACTGCTTCACCATACATCTGTTTGAATTTGAGTGTGTGCTTAGATTGTTGCATACCCTTTTCACGGGCTTCTTTATCACCAGGCGCATCTTTGTATGCACTTTTATCTGAATCCGATTTTGGTCCATTTACTGCAAAGTGTGATGCTCTAGCATCTTTCGTATTTTTATCTAAGCCTTTGTAATATTTACTTGGCTGTGTGCCTTCTTTGTCTTTAACATCTTTGTCTTGTGGCAAAATTGGTTTCTCGACAATGAAATTCGAGAAAACATTATTAATGTCTTCTTTACGCATTGATGCTTGTTGTCTACGTTGAATTTCCAACTGCCTGACTTGAGGTATTAGTCTTGTTGCAATCTTTTTAATAACTGGCGTGATCTTTTGCAATCGTGTATCGATAGTAATCTTTTCGCCAGCACTTAAATCTGCATAATGTTTACCGCCAGCAAGTCTATCACGGAACATCTGATAAGCACGATTGATTGCTCTTCGTTGCAATGTTTTAGCATTACCACTACGCTTTAATGACATAGCCCTTGCTCTTGCAAGTCTTTTTGACATACGCCTTGCTCTATTCGCTCTACCCATTCTAGCAGAGTAACTCAGTACTGCTTCGTTTTGTTCTAGTTCTTCTTTCAAATTCATTCCCCTTTTAACTGCATCAAATAATGCTTTTGCATCCGAGTCAGATAATTTTGATGGCACACCTTGCTTAAAACTGTTGAAGTCGTCCGATGTAACAAATCCACGCATCTTAGAACCTGACATACCAGAGACACCTTCTGCATCTGGATCACGTTCGCCGGCTGAAACAACTTCAATAGTTTTAAAAGTGAAATCTTTTCCATTGTACTTATTGAGTAAAGTCTTAAACTCTGGAATTCTATCACTACCGACAACAACAATTAAATCATCATACTTGCCAGTAAGTTCTTTAGCCACTTCAATGATTGTTCTTGCAACAGAATTTTGAACCATTGGCCCAAATGCCTTCTTTGCAAACTTAACTTTAGTCTTAAAGTCTAGTGGATCTTTTTTTGGATTTGTGCTGTGCGATAGATACAGTTTAGCATCAGCGTTGCGCTTTTTTGCTTCTGCTTTGATTTTGTCGGCAAGTTTTTCGTGGCCATTTGTCATTGGGTTCATACGCCCAAATGAGACTACAACTTGCGATTTTGTTGCTTCTGTTAAAGAAGCCTTGAATGTTTTCATATTTTTAGAGTTTTCCGTAGACTTATCTGTACAGGTTTGCCGTAGCCTAACTGAGTTATACTTTATTTATAAAATTCTTATATTCAATTTAATAGTGCAAACATTAAGGGACCGGCTTCAACGTAATTTCTCATATAGGGGCGATAAACTTTACCATCTTTGCTGTTTGATGATGCCGCTTCCACTTTGACACGAATTTGTAACAATAAATTTGATTTACTTTCAGAGCCAGCATAGAGTTGAACTAATGGGTCGCCGGTTTCTCTAAATTTTGCTTTCAAATTGCTTTTTTTCAACTGCTCGGTATAAACTTTTATAAAATCTTTATTAAATTGTAATTGTTTAAATTTACTTCCTTCAAGTTTAACAAGTTCAATTGATGCGTCACCTTTTGTAGCACCCTCAAAAACTAACTTTGTTAAGTTTGAAAAGAATATGCTATCTTTGGAATTGATTTTTGCTTGCATTTGTTTTGCCGCTTCTTTGTATACAATGGCTGCGGCAGATTTCACCATATCTTTAAATTCGTTTAATCTAGCATTTTCACGACTTGAAAACACTTCTTTCTTATCGTAATCTCTAATCTCTGTTAAATACGCATTTTTTAATTTTGATATATCTAATTTAAGAATTTCTTCCCAAATTTTCTGTTGTTTTTCAAATTCATCTCCAGACACTTGAGCAAACTGTTCGCCTCCAGCCACTTTCAAAGAAATTTGTCTTGTATATGGCTTGCCATTAATAGTAACTTTAATATCAGCCTTAGTGCCTTTCTGATCTCCAACACCGTCCGATAGAATTCTAACTGTATCAATCTGTCCATTCAGCGCAAATTTAATAACATCATCCGTCCATGTTTTTTCAACATATAATATAGCAGAATCATATAAATCTTTTACTACAGATCGGCTTTGTTTTTTACTTAATAACATGGCGGCCGCCTCTGGTAATGCAATAGAAAATTCAATTATATCTGTTGCATAAGTACTTTTAACGGCAACAATATCTTTAACTTTAAATTCAATCATACGATTAACTTTAAAGAATTCGTCTAAAACATGGTCAATCATTTCCACAGTTATTGGTGCGCTTTTATCTTTTAATGATTTTGGACGATTTGCAAATTTTGCAACAAGAGCGGCGCCCAAAATACCCTCGGCGGCATCGCCCCTATTGAATTTATGAATTTCGTCTGCCATATTATTTTTTCCTTGTTTAGTGCATTTGTACCATTAAAAATAGTTACCCGATGTATACATAAAGGTGTCCGGTTTCAATTTAAACCTTATTACCTCTGCCAACCCTTAATAACATCAGGTGAGAAATTGGCATAACTGAACTGCATTCTGTCAACTAGTTTGACTGCATTTCCTTTAATCTTATCGATTGCTACGTATCCCTCAACACCAGTCACTTCGTAACCTTTCTTAGTCAACAAGAAAGTGTTCAGCGTCTTAACTTCATCCATCTTCTTAATAAGAATTAACTTTGCTTCTGCTAAGAGATTCATCATGGTGAAAATGTCTTCTAAGTGTGATTTGTTCTTAGTGGAGAAAAACTTCAAAACGTTTTGTTTCTTTAACATTTGAGTAGCACGACCTTTTTCGCCTTTGCCTTCTGCTTGCTTTTCATAGTATGAATCGATGTAATCAATTAATTCTTTAACGTGTGCTTTGACGTTTGTGATTTTTAACTGCTGACGGACTTTTGAATTGTTGAATGTCTTGATTCTCTCAATCAAATCTGCATCCGAGTTAATGTAGTTTAATGTCTTAGCATCTAACTTTTGAAATATTTTACCTGCTTGAGATAGAATTTCTGTTACTTGATCGGTTTCTTCCTGTGTCATCGATGCTTTACCTGACACATCGTGATAATCAACACCTGTCATCCAAACGTTAGGATTTTGTGTGAGTGAACCGATAACGTCTTTACCAAAGACTGCTTTCAATGTTTCGAATGAATTGCCTTCGTAAATTGTGTGCCATACGACACCAATTTTTGCTCTTTTTATGTTCTTAGCGAGTTCACTTTCTGCTGGAACTGCGTATACAATTGTATTCGGATGAAATGTTACATACGATTCGCCATCAATTGTTTCTGTTTTTAAATCGTTTGCAGTAAACAATAAGTCGCCTTGAATGACGCCTTTGATTCCTATCTTAGGCAACCACATTAAACATGCTTTGAGTTTTTCTGCTAGATCGCCTGAAGTGTCTGCTTCAATATCAGCAAATGTTTTATAGACTTTTGGATTTTTATTGAAGACACCCTTCTTCGCAACAAAGAATTTGCCGTCTGTTGGGTCTTGTCCTGCGAATACTGCTGGCGCACCATCCCATTTGACTGTAACGTCAACTTTCTTTTCGGAATGACCGGCAAGCATGTCACGTACTGCTCTGAGTGCGTTTATGCTGTCTCTTGTACCTTGAACACCGCCATTTAGAACATCGTCTTCCGCATGTTCCATGTGTGTGTTTTTTTGTTCTATAAGATAATCAGTAAATTTTTTCATTAGAGTCCACCGTTGCGATGGACTATTTATAATTATCTACGCATTAACGCTTGGTCTTTTGCATCATCATCGGAGAAGATGGGTACTGCATTAGATTTATGTAACGTGCCAATCCCAATCATCTTGTCGCCAGTGTAAACTTTGCCATAAACAGGCTTAGTGCAATTGTCACCGAATGTTGCTAAACTAGGATGACGTACAGTTTCACGTACATATGGTTTTGAAGGTTTGTATGCTTCTACCTCTTTAGGTTTTTTAAACCCTTTAGAGAATGAAGTTGTCGGCAAGGAATCTTTCCACTTCTGATATTCCGCCATCTTCTTTGCGGGAACTTTTTTCTTTTTTGATTTTTGATATGTGTATATTAGCATCGTTTTCAATCAATGTGTTTACAAAATCTAACAATAATTTATGGTTTCTTTCTTCATGCCAATGTTTTGATAAGTATGCTCTAGGGTTTTCATACCAATACTTTTGACTCTCTGGGTGACAACCTATTATACCTACTCTGTTTTGAATGATTGCCATAGCATCACCATTTGCATAAGTAGATACTATTTTAGCACGTTCTAGATCACCTGTCAATGCACATCCATCATAGAAGAAAATCGTTTCAGGTTTGCCGTTCCATGTTACATTTGCTACAGTAGAATATGATCTGCGAATGTCTGCTGTTTTTTGTTTAATATATTGAACAGGTTCAATGCCGTCTAATATATCAAAATACTCACTTCCAGCCCAATACGCACCCATGCATATTCCTAGATAATATCCTTTAGACTCTACAAAATCTGCTATCATGTTAGCACGTTTGCGTCTAAAGAATTTATCATAAGAACTTACATCACCGATACCTCCAGGAAATGCAACAATATCTGTAGTGTTTAAAACTGTGGATAAATCATCATCGATATTGAATAAATTAATATTGTAATTTGGCAACAAAGCCTTAATCATACCCTCACAACAATCCTGAGAACATTCTGGATGATTGATGAAAATTGATATAGTTTTCATTAAGCCATTTTATCTACATTCTGTCCAGCCCGATTCATCATACGATTCATTTCAATTCGTGTTTGTTCTGTCACTTCACGCATTTGTTTATTTCTACGTTCTTCTAGTCGTAACTCGTCCAGTCTGCGTTCTGCATTTTTAATTTGCATGTTACGATATATCTCAGCATTGTATTCTGCAATTCGATTAATAGTTGTCATTTGAATACCAGTAGTGCTAATACAATTGATTGTAAGAAAAATCCTAAACCATTACTTACCATATATAGCCTATCTTTAACAATAGCAGAACGAATAAAAAACAAGAATAAACCCGACCAAATAAAAAGTACCATGCTTAATGGGGGCAATGCAACCGCATCACCCATAATAGCACCATACGTGATTGGCAAAGTAGAACCGTGAATTAACACAAGTCCTACCCAACCACATATCTCGCCAAAGTTTAAAACGATTTTTTGCCAAATTTCTGAGAATTTAATATTGTACATTATTGAAGCCCTTTTCATTATTACATCATAACTCATCTTGGGTGGTAAGTCAAGTTCTTTTTCAGAAGTGTTGTTTTTATGCAACATCATACTTTAAACCCTTGAAAGTTGCGGGTTCTGTCACGTTTGCCGAAATCAGTTTTATCAAATGCAGGTCCTGTGTCAACCTGTCCGCTATCTGAAATATCGGATTGTGCGCTTTGTTCTACATCATACAATTTCATTTTTGCTCTGTCAACACCAATAACAAATCTTTTATTAGTGGTTGGATCATTGTATCGATTCTTTAATTGCTTAACCATGATTTGATTCATTGCTTCAAGTTCTTCGGTTGATATCAAAGCAAACATCAGGTCAGCAGTAGCAGGCAAGCCAAACGATTCTGAAGTGTCTTCAAGACCAACGTCACTATTTGTATAACCACTACGTGTAGTTTGTGTAGCAGATACAACTGGCACTTTATTCTCAACTGCAAGTCCACGCAACTCTTCTGCAATTGCTTTAATGTAAGTGTAAGAGTTTACACTATTGCCTTGTTTAACTCTAGATGATGAACAGATGTTCAAGTAATCGATATAGATGATATCGGGAATAAATTGTCGTTTCAACTTCAACTCATTCAACAAGTGCTTGAAGTGCGTTACGTTTGCACTAGCAGTTGGATATTCTTTAATGATCAACTTACCATCTGTCTTCTCACGAATACGATCAACTTTACTAATGTAAGTTTCTTTTGCAACACCAATCAGTCTGTCAACTTCAACGTTCATTAAGTTTGCATCGATACGTTCTGCAATACGTTCTTCAGCCATTTCAAGTGTAATGTACAAAACGTTTTTACCGATTGTGAGATTGGCTGCCGCACAATGACACATGAACAATGACTTACCAACACCAGTGCCAGCAAGAACAATGTTTAAAGATTTTTGTGGAAGTCCACCTTTAGTGATTCGATTTAAGTAATCTAAGTCAAAGGGAATACGTTGTTCGACTCTATGGTAAAAGTCATAGCGGTCTTCAGCATCATCAATAAAATCATGCCCAACATGATTATCAAATGATACCGATAAAGCATCGGCGAGGATTGACGGGATCGCACCTTTGTCGAGTTTCTCTTTTGTATCAATCTTGTTATCCAAGATTTGAATCGATTGCATAATGCCATTGTAGATTGCTTTCTCTTGACAAAAACCTTCTGTTGCATCTACTAACCAATTTGTATCACCGATATCTTCGTGAACACAAACTTCATCAACTAACGAAATTGTTTTCTTATGTTGTTCGTCTGTTAGATTAACTTTCTTGTCAATCTCAATTACTAATGCTTCTTTTGTTGGCATCGTATTGTACTTAAGAACATAACCATTGATTTGTTCGTACAACATTTTTTCTGAAGATTCGGAAAAATATTCTGCTTTGATAAAAGGCAGAACCTTGCGTGTATACTTATCGTCCAATATCAGATGCTTTAGAATCTTCTTCTCTAAGTTCATTTTTATACCTTTTCTCTGCTTCAACTAGGGACACTCTAAGAATGTCATTGAGAATGACACCTAAGACTTTTTCAAACTCTTCATTGCCATGAAGATTTTTACTCTCTTCATTCATTATATCATAGTTGAAACTAATTGAATACGTCCCATCAGGATTTTCTTCTTCGGCAAATGTAATTTCGCCAAAATGAAATTCGGTATCTTTAAATTCGCCAGTGGTAAT